GGTGGAGGGCATGAACAGCACGCCTGAGAAAGTCCGGCGCCCAGGGCGCCCGACAAAGCCGACCGACGAGCGCCTGGTCCGCATTGACATCCGCCTGCCCCCGGCCGTGCTGGCCAAGGTGGATGCGGTGGTGGACCCCGACCTCGGGGAGGACCGCGCCAGCGTGCTGCGGCGGCTGATCGTGCGCGGGCTCGAAGGTGAGGCGGTGGCTCGCAAGAGCGGGCGGGCGTGAGTGATCCCCTCGTCCCCGAGCGGGAGATCACCGAGACGCTGATCGCCATCGACGCCCCACACTTCTACGCCGGCATCGTGGCCAGGGACGGGCGCGTGGTCGAGGCCGCCCACATCGTCAAGTACATGAAGGGCTGGGACGGCGCCAAGGTGGCGGCCTACTGCAAGAGCAAGGGCTGGTCCTGGGAGGTGGTGAGCCGCACCTCGGCGGTGATGAAGGGGTAGGCCCGCGGCCTGCCGAGCGCCCGAAACAGCGCCCGAAGTTTACCGCGGATAACCTGTTATTATCACGACCTTTCATTTCCCCCAGCGCCTCGGCTCCTCCTGGGCCTCGGCAAGGCGCCCGCGCCCCACTCCGCCGGGGAGATACGCGCGCCTGCGCGCGTGAGTCGCACGCCTCCCGCTCTTGACGCGGCGCCGCGAGTCTGAATCGCGTCCCTCCTCCGACCAATCACGCGACCGTGAGATATAGCATGCTGCAAGCCAGCGAGTGGCGCACGTCGCGCCGGTATACGCGCGAGCAGGGGGCGAAGGCTTTCGCCCGGTTCGGTCCACCCAACGACCGTGACGGGCTGAGCGACGCGCGGGCGCCGCTCACGAACATCCAGTACGGCTCCCGGTGGTCCTGCTACGTGCGCTGGTGCCAGGAGGGCGAGCGCCAGCCGATGCCGGCGAGCGCCGACCAGGTGCTTGACTTCTTCCGCTACCTTCGCGACGAGCGCCGGCTGACGGCGGAGTCCATCGCCCATTACCTCTGCGCGCTCTCCACCATCCACAAGATCCACCACCATCCGAGGCTCGACCGCAGCAAGACCGTCGAGCCGATGAACGCGCTCCGGGAACGTGCGGAGCCGCCGCGGCGCATGGCCCCCCTGCGCGGCGATATGCTCGCCGACTTGGTGCGCCGCTTCGACCCCAATAACCCGCGGGACGCCCGCGACGCGGTGATCCTGCTGCTGGCCTACGCGTGTGCGTTCCGGTCGTGCGAGCTCGTGGGCCTGGACTGGGAGCGGCCGGGCTCCAGCCTCCTGGGCGGCACCGGCCACATCGCCCGAGACCCGCGCGGCGGGTACATGATCACGTTGCGGAAGTCCAAGACCTCGCGGCGACGCTCCAAGCAGCTCCCGCTGCCGGATGAGGACATGCCATCCCTGGGGCCGTGGCTCGACTGCTGGCTCATGCACGCCGGCACCAAGCCGGGGCAACCGTTGTTTCGCTCCATGGTCAGAGGCGGTCGCATCCTCCCCCAGCGCCTGGCGGCGGAATCGGTGATCTCGATCGTCCGCCGGCGCGTCCACGCCTACGCCCAGGCGACCGGCAAGTCGGAGGAGGAGGCGACCTACATGTGCCGTCTCTTTGGCAGCCACTCCATGCGACGTGGGTACTGCACCACTGCCGCGGATGAGTGCGTGCCGCTTGCGGAGCTCCGCAGACGGTCCAGGCACACCAACATCAAGCAGCTCGGCGACTACATCGAGGAGGCGGAGGGGTGGCACCGGTCGGGGCTCACGAACGGCGTGGGGTTCTGAGACGTGACTCCTCACCTCACGTCCGCTCGCATCATCTAACATTCCGCTTGCGCGGATGCGAATCAATCCGCTATAGGTCGCGTGATAGACGACCCGTCTTGCGATTCGAGTGCCGGCCTCACACCCGGCGGATGAGCGCCACCCAGGAGAGCGTCATGTAGCCCCGACCGAGCTGCCCGCTAGTGCTGCAAGTGCGTATGCCGATGAGATGGGCATTCGACCCTGTTCCGGTGGTCTTGCGAAGTCGGGGATGCTCGACAAGGTAGCCAGGAATGCGCCCAGAGCGATACTTCGTCCGATCAAGGCCGCAGCGTGAGCGACAAGCGTGTGGTCGCTTGTCCCTGCGAGGCGTATCTGCGCTGTCGCCGCATACGCGACAATTCCTGGTGGAGAAGGGGAGGCGCACTGAGCGCAAGAGCCAGCCCATCCTCCCTGGGTACATCGTAGCCAAGATGGAGCCCGTGCAATTCCCGGTGCTCCGCGAGGTGGAGGATGTGAGCCCCCGCCCACTGATGGCAGGGGGCGAGGCGCGACCGCTCAAGCCGGTTGAGCGCGCCTACATCGGCCAGCTCGTGCGAAAGCCTCCCGCCGATCCGCGTGACCCATTCGCCGATCCGAAGAACCCGCTCGCTCCGCCACGCAAGAAGCCGGACCCCAATCGCCCGCCCTTCCGCCAGGGGCAGGAGGTGAAGGTGGTGAAGGCCGGCGCCTTCTTCGGCTTCTCCGCTGCGGTGGAGGAACTCAAACGCACGGGCAAGAAGTGGAAGGCCAAGGTGGCGGTGATGATCTTCGGCCGCCCCACGCCGCTTGATCTTGATGCCACCGATCTGGTGGCAGCGTAAGGACGTATAGGGGGCGTGGTCCAAACACGTAGCGGCTACCGTCTGGTGCGAGTCCAGAGGCCCCCTGCCAACCTGCCCGCCGGTCGGCTGCCAAGAGAATAGGCCGGCACCCATAATACCCCAGCGACCGCAGTATGCGTAACGAGAGCCGCCACGCCGCAAGGTGGGCGGCTTTCGCGTCTTAGGGCAGGACAGTCCCCCGTGCCCAGGCCGCCATTACCGGCGCCGGCGCCCGGACCGCGGTGGGCGGGCTCGCCGTATCCGCGCCGCCCTTGGGTTCCCCTACCGCGGGGCGTGCGTGGTGCGTCGTTCCTCCAGCGCGTCTGCCCAGGTGAGCCATCGCCCACAGTCGCCGTCACGCGCATGGGGCGCTTCCTCTGTACCCTCGGGGGATGAGGTGCGGGGGGCTGTCCGAAGATCAGATGGGAGGAGTGGGGCCGGCGCCTTGGATAGACCACCGCGCTGTGCTCGCGCGCTGAGGCGTCCGAAGCCGCAATCTCCGGCCCCTGCCGATACGCTTACCACACCGCGCGCCGCGCACCCAACAAGGGAGTGCGCTCGCCCGCATCACAATCAGGAGACCACCACGGTGGCACGCTCGAAGATTCCGACCCCCAAGGCCTTCCCGAAGGCTCCGAAGGTGCCCGACACCTACAAGGCGCCGAAGCCCACGACCAAACTGCCCGAGACCAAGCTCCCTGTGCGATCCCCTCGAGCGGGTGGGAAGCGGGGGCGCTGAGCCTGAGCCGTGGCCAAGCGCAAGAAGAAGAAGGCGGCATCCCCAGCCGTCGAGGCCGCTGCCGAGGCGGCCGAGCGACGCTCCAAGGGCCTGCCGCTGGACGATGTGGGAGCGAAGGCGAAGCCCAAGAGCGCGCTGCCCCCGCCGGAGATGAGCGCCGCGGCCGCACCCGCAGAGGAGCCTGCCTCGCCGAGCGAGGCCAGGCGCCGCGTAGACGGGCGGTTTGCGACCACCTACACGCAGGAGGCCGGCGACGCGCTGTGCGCCTATCTGGCCTGCGGCGGCTCGCTCGCCGCCTACTGCCGCGAGCCCGGATCGCCCGGCTACTCGACCGTGCTCGACTGGCTCCGCACGCACGAGGGCTTCCGCACCCAGTACAACGCGGCGCGCGAGGAGCAGGCCGACGCGCTCGCTGACGAGCTGCTCGACATCGCCGACAACGAGCCGGACACCAACAAGGCCCGCCTGCGCGTCGACGTGCGCAAGTGGACGGCCGCCAGGATGCGGCCGAAGAAGTACGGCGACCGCATCGAGAGCGTGGTCTCGGGCCACGACGGAGGCGCGCTGAAGGTCGACGTGACCCCGCAGCACCCGGGCCACGACCACCTGGCCGACATGGCCGAGCGCTTCCTCACGGGGCTGGCCAAGCACAACCCCACGATGGCGGCCGTGATGAGCTCGGCCGCGGCCGGCGCGGCCAAGGATGCCGGCGGCGGCAAGGCTGCAGCGAAGGCCAACGGCGAGCGAGGCGCGAAGAAATGACGACGCCCCCCGATCGCTTCAAGCTCCCGGCCGAGTTCATGGACGCTCACGGCGATGTCCTCCGGCGCTGGGACTGGCGCCGCTTCCCCACGCTGGCGGTGCGCGAGGTGCTTCCCGACATCGCGGCATTGGAGCACGTGCGGCTGGAGCTCGCCGCGTCAGGAGCCGAGACGGTCGTGCGCCCCCTGGGGGGCGGCTCGGCCAACAGGCTCAGGCGGTACTGCGACGCCCTCCCCCAGGCGCCCAAGCCTACGCGGGAGGAGATCGCCGCGGTGTTGGCCAAGCGCAACCGGCCCAAGGCCGAGCAGCCGTGACGGAGCATCCCGAGCGCCGCTACCGCGTCCTCACGATCGAGGAGGCGGCGATGGCGCTCTGGATGCTGCGCCATCAGCCACAGACACCGAGGCGCGCCAGCGGCGCTGCCCCAAAGGACGAGATCAGCATGACCCAGACCACCCCCCAACTTCCCCTCCTCTACCGCAGCATGATTGCCGAGCTCTACGGCGCCGGCGGCTCGGGCTCGCTCGACATCCACGGCCGCGTGAGCGTCGCCTCGGACCGGCGCGGGCCCCAGCGAAACCTCAACGGCAACCCCACGGACTGGCTCAGGATCGTGAGCCTCGGGCTGCTCGCGGGCGAGGCGGGCAAGCTGGTGCTCACCGATGCCGGCCGGGCGGAGGCGGAGCGCATCATCGCCGAGCGCACGTCGCGGACGGCGGCGTAGGGCGGCTGATCCGCATGACGCGCCCGTTGCGGGCGGAGCGCTACGCCGCGAGCGCCTCGTCCACCCTCGTCCAGATCATCACGGAGAAGCTGCACTACTGGTCCTTCACCGAGGCGCACCTGTGGTACGCGGAGGCGGTGCCCAGGTTGACGCCGAGCGAGCTGGCGCTGCTCGGGTGCAATGACCGGTACTTCCTCGTCACCGCGCTGTGCAACCGGCCGGATGCGATGCACCCCTGGCTGTACGACCGGGCGAGGGAAGTGGAGGCGGCGCCGGACGGCCACATAGACCTGTGGAGCCGCGAGCACTACAAGTCGACCTGGATCACCTTCGGCGGCGTCGTCCAGGAGATACTCGCCGATCCCGAGATCACCATCGGCATCTTCTCCAACACCAAGGACATCGCCCGGCCGTTCCTCGCGCAGGTGAAGCGCGAGCTGGAGTCCAACGAGAAGCTGATCGCCCTCTACCCCGACGTACTCTGGCGCAGCGCCGGCGAGCGCAAGGAGGCGGGCATCAGCTGGTCGCTTGAGACCGGCATCACGGTCAAGCGCAAGGGCAACCCGAAGGAGGCGACGGTGGAGGCCCACGGCCTCATTGACGCCATGCCGACGGGCCGGCACTTCGGCCTGCTGCTGTTCGACGACGTGGTGACGGAGAAGAACGTCACCAACCCCGACATGCTCTCCAAGTCGGCCGAGCGCTTCGAGCTCGCCGACAACCTGGGCAAGGCCGAGGGCAGCCGGCGCCAGATCGCAGCGACCCGCTACAGCTATGCCGACTACTACGGCGAGATGATCGCGAACGAGATCGCCATCCCGCGCATCTACCCGGCGACCGACGACGGCACGCCGGAGGGCAAGCCCGTCTTCTGGACGCAGGAGACCTGGGACCGCAAGAAGAAGACCCAGCGCCGCACCATGGCGGCGCAGCTGCTCCAGAACCCGCTGGCGGGCTCGGAGAACACCTTCCGCGTCCAGTGGCTCACCCCCTTCTGGGTGCGCCCCTCGATGCTCAACGTCTACATCCTGGGCGACCCCTCCCGCGGGCAGAACAAGACCTCGGACCGCACGGCCCTGTCGGTGGTCGGCATCGACACGAGGGGCAACAAGTTCTTCCTCGACGGCTACTGCCACCGCATGACGCTCACCGAGCGGTGGAACAAGCTCAAGGAACTGCACCGCAAGTGGTCCAACCTGCCGGGCGTGCAGTCCATCCGCGTCGGCTACGAGCGCTACGGCATGCAGTCGGACGACCAGTATTTCGCCGAGCGCATGCGCCTGGAGGGCTACTCCTTCACGATCGAGACCATCAACTGGACGGGCGAGCGCGGCGGCCAGGCCAAGGACGCCCGCGTGGAGCGGCTGGAGCCTGACTTCCGCGACGGCTCCTTCTTCGTGCCCGGCCGCGTGTGGCACGCCGGTGCCGGCGATCCCCACAAGCGCTACGCCCGCTGGTATCTGGAGGATGGCTCGGACGAGATCCACTTCCGCGCATGCCCCGGCCTGCACGAGCACGAGCGGCGGGCCAAGGCCAACGGCGAGCACTACCGCCTGTTCGAGCCCATCCGCCGCGTCGACGAGGACGGCGCGCTCTACGATCTCACCCGGGTGTTCTTCGAGGAGTTCCGCTTCTATCCGTTCAGCCCGCGCAAGGACCTGATCGACGCCACCTCCCGGATCTACGACATGGAACCGCGGCCGGCGGTTCAGATCGAGACGTGGGAGCCGCCGGACTATCCGGACGCGTGAGGGCAACTGCATGATCCGAACCACCCGCACCTACGCCGAGCTGGAGATCAGCCCCGAGGCCTACGACGAGATCGCGTCCAAGCTGAAGGCAGCCGGGTACGACCATGCCATCATGGACGGTGGCGCGATCGACATGCACGGGATTGGGCTGACGCGTCAAGCAAGCTCCCGGTACTACGACGACTATTCCCGCACCTGGAAGAGCAGGACGACACCCGCGAGATCAGAGACGGTGGGCGGCATGCGGCTCTTGCAGGACCGAACCGCGCCGCCGTCTCGCCTCCTCATGCCCCATGCCCCGATTCCGACCGAGCACGTCCACGCTCGCTGCGTCGGCCAAGAGTTCGGCTTCGGCTATACCTACTCGGCGCCGACGGCCGACGAGGAGATCCTCGTCAAGCTGCACGCCGATGCCGCGGCCGCGCTCCCGGCGGGTACGCGCTACGAGGTGAGGAAGCGAGTGCGCGACGCGATGAACGTCGCCTCTATCGATGGGATGGTGTGGTATCGCGACGAGCGCGAAGACAGCGCCAGCAACACCGACGCCCAGCCTCCGAAGGAGCCTGGGCCGCAGGATGGCTACATCCTGGTGGGCCAGTTCCGGACGCCACCCAACCCCTGAGAATCACCATGGCCCGCGTCACCACCCTCCGCGACCTCGTCATCAAGGCCGACCCCGACTATGTCCGGGAGCGCGACTGGGTGACGGAGTACGTCTTCTCCGCCCAGAAGCGCGGCGGTGGCCGTGCGGGCGAGCTGACCCACGAGGGCGGGGTGCGCGTGTTCCGGGCGCGGGAGTCCAAGCGTGGGGCTTACGCGGATGACTGAGGCATAGAAAGGACGATCATGGATCGCCGCTCGCTACCGCGCCGAGCGCCTGGCTCGCAAGGGACGCCAGGAGCAGGTCTTCACGGCCAGCTTGGGCACGTGGTCCGGCGTCCGGTTCATCGAGGAATGAGCGATGCCCCTCACCCCTGAAGCCATCAAGCGCCTCGCCGTCTGGAACCGCACCAAGGAGGCGCAGTACAAGCGCATCTCCCAGGCCATGCCGGGGCTGCAGCTCGTCAGGACCGGCATGTTCGTCAGGACCGGCATGATGCGCGGCAAGCATTACTCGACCTTCATGCTGGTGTGCTCCCAGACCCTGGGGCCCGACCTCGACCATGACGGCGCCCCCGGCTTCTACGAGGGCGTGATCATCGGCCGGTCGGAGCACGCCGTGCCCGACCACAAGCGCGGCCTGGCCCGGCAGCCCATCACGGTGCCGCTGCCGGAGGCGAAGAAGCCGCTCAACAAGCGCGCGGTGGACTTGTCCGACGCCCAGATCGACCAGATCATCGCCGGCTGGCGCGAGGGGCGCTCGGCGCTGGACCTGCCGTTCGTGCTGGCGGTGTACGGGCAGGATGGGCAGCCACGGACGGCGTAGCTAGGTCTTCCCAGGCTCGGTCTCGCAAATGGTAGCTTCCACGCCGCCGCTGCGATTTCGGGGCTAGCACGCCGGCCCTACTCGGCCAACCCCTTTTGTGTGCGTCCCCTGCCTCCCTCCCCAAAAGAAGAGAAATAGGAGCCTGCCCCCATGTTTGCCAACAAGGACACCGTCTGGATCTCGCCGGACCGGCGCACCCGCCTCTACTACGACCAGGGCACCGGCATGTGCAGCCTCTTCGTCGACGACGTTGAGGCGCTGCAGGTCAGCGACACCGAGATCAACCCCCTGCTGCCCCTTCTGACCAAGCGCACGATCGTTGCCGACGGCGCGTCGGTGGCGCTCACGCGCGAGCAGTCGGGCGCGCTGTGCATCTTCGACAAGTCGGACGGTGCGCTGTTCACGCTGCCGGCGGCCGAGGCTGGGCTCGAGTTCGAGTTCCGCATCGTCGGCACGCCCTCCTCGGTGGGTCACCGCGTGGTGTGTGCCTCGGGGGACTTCATTGTCGGGTCCATCCTCCTCGACGACACCGACACCGGCCTCACCACCAGCGCGCAGGCGGCCAACGGTACCACGCACCTCGCCATCGATCTTGATGCGGCGACCGACGGGTGGCTTGCCGGCGGCTTCTTCACCCTGACGGCCATCTCCGCCACCCAGTGGTCGATTGCCGGCCACCTCATCCACACCGGCAACGTGGCCTCGCCGTTCGAGACCTCCTGATCCTGGCGGCCGCTCTCGTTTGATCGGCCGCTCCCTGCCTCGACAACCCATGCCAGCCCTCGCCGTGGGGCTGGCGCTTTGCAATCGGAAAGGCCCATGCCCATCACGTCCGATGGTCTCATCGTGCCCAAGGGGCCAGCCAGGAAGGCCGGCTCGCCCATCCTTGTCCCCAAGCGCCCGCCCACGCAGACGGTGCGCATCGGGGACAAGACCGTCACCACGTCCCTCGTCAGGGCGGCGCCGGTGCCGCGCGCGCCCATTCGTATGCCCAACGTCGTCCGCCCGAAGGCCTACGGCCACACGGTCGCGAGGCCCTACGGGGACGCCACGCCCATGTCGGCCGCCGAGCGCGCGCTCCAGAAGTGCGTCGCCGAGGTGGTCCTGCGCCACTATCCGGGCCACGCCTGGGCCATCGACGTGCCGCCCGGGCAGGGCGTGGTGAACATCTCCATCCCCCTGTTCATGGGGTATATCAATAAGTGGAACATCCCGGTCTCGATGCTGAAGTCGGACCCAGGAATGCGCCTCGTGGTGCGGGCCTGCGGCGAGATCCTCGAGCGCTACAAGATCCCCCGCGGCGGCTTCCTGCCCGACCGCTTCGTGGAGGTGGTCGAGAAGATCCCGGCCTGGAAGCGGGCGCGGACGGGGTGGATACCCTCATGAGCGACGTGACCGCCCCTCCGATGCAGACGCCCCACGCGTTCCCCACGCCGTCCGGCTTCATCCGCCTCGGCCCCGCCCGCTACGCCGTGTGGCGGCGCATCGACATCAATGGTGCGGCCGTCGCCCGGGAGGTCATCTGCACCAACCCGGCCTATGGGGCGCAGGTTTTGGCTGAATGGGCGGCCGCCGTCCGGGCCGTAGCCGCGTTGGCCGCGGCAGCACGCCAGCAGGTTTGACGGTCCCCATGGCCTCCACCTCCTCCAAGCTCGACCCCCAGGCCCCGAACAGGGATGGCGGCCCCATCGGCGGCTCGTCCCGTGCGGGCACGTTTGCCCGCCAGCCGGCAATGGGTGGCGCGGGCGGTGGGGGTGGAACCGACCTCACCTACGCCGACATCGCCAATCCGCCCGTGGACCTGATGGGCCGGCCCATCGACATGCTGGGGCTCATCGGCGAGGCCGACCGCTTCGCCAAGGACTACATGCTGCGCACGGTGGAGCAGCCGCTCGCCCGCGCCTATCGCGCCTGGCAGGGCCAGCACCCCGAAGGCTCGAAGTACCTCGACAAGGCAGCCTGGCGCGGCCGCTCGCGCCTCTTCGTGCCCAAGACGCGGAGCGCGGTGCGCAAGGCCAAGGCGGCCGCCGCGGCCGCGATGTTCTCCACCGAGGACGTGATCAACGTCACCGCCGAGATGGAGGACGATCCCGTCCAGCGGGCAACCGCGGCCGTGATCAAGGCCTGCGTCGACTATCGCCTCACCCGGTCCCATCCGCGCACGGGGGTGCCGTGGTTCCGCATCGCCATGGGCGCCTCGCTCGACTCGCAGCTGACCGGGGTGTGCATCTCCAAGCAGGCATGGTCGTTCCAGGAGGTGGAGGTGCCGGGCCGCTTCGAGGTGATGGAGGTGCCCGTCATCGACGAGGAGACGGGAGAGCCGCTGACGGACGAGGAAGGTCGCCCCGTCGTGGCCGAGGCCGAGATCCCCGTGAAGCGCGTCACGGTGGACAAGCCCACCGTCGAACTGTTCCCCATCGAGAATGCCGGCATCGACCCCGCCGCCCCCTGGTATGACCCCGTGCAGGGCGGCCGGTTCTTCTTCATGCGCCATCCCATGGGCCTCTCCGATTGCCGCGCGTGGCTCCGGGCGGGTCGCGCGCAAGGGCTGTTCGAGGTCTCCGACGCCCTCCTCCTCAAGGGCCGCATCGACGACGACCGTCAGGGCGTGCGCTACGCGCGCGAGGGGGCGGGTGCCGATCGCTACGAGGACGGCAAGGCCCCGGGCGAGCTCGACATCGTGTGGGTGCAGGAGAACTTCCTGCGCATCGCCGGCATCGATTGGCACTGGTGGAGCATCGGCCGCTACGGCTACCTCTCCAAGGTCAGGGAGACGCACGAGTCCTATCCCGAGCTTGACGGTGAGCGGCCCTACGTCATGGGCGTCTCGCAGATCGACAGCCACCGGGTGTTCCCGCAGTCCCCAGTGGAGTCCTGGCAGCCCCTGCAGCTTGAGATCAACGACATCACCAACCTGCGACTAGACACCCTGAAGCGCGCGATCGCGCCGCTGCCGATCGTCAAGCGCGGCGGCAACGTGGATCTGGTGGCGCTGCAGCGCCGCGGCCAGCCCGAGGCCATCCTGATGGCCGACAACCCGACGGACATCACCTTCGCTTCGACGCCGGCCCCGCCGGGGCAGGGCTACACGGAATCCTCCGTCGCCAACGCCTCCTTCGACGAGCTGGCCGGCGTGTTCTCGACCTCCTCGGTGCAGACCTCCCGCCAGCTGAACGAGACCGTCGGCGGCATGCGGCTGATGGCGGGCTCGGCCAACGCGGTCGGCGAGTACGACCTGCGCACCTGGATCGAGTCGTGGGCCGAGCCGGCGCTGCGCCAGGTCGCGCACATGGTGCGCTACCACGAGTCCGACCCCAAGATCCTGGCTGTCGCCGGCGCCAAGGCTCGCGTGTGGCAGCGCTTCGGATACGTCCCCCAGTTCTCCGACTTCGACCGGGCCGACATCTGGCTCCGGATCAACGTGGGCATCGGCAACGCCGATCCCATGCAGTCGCTGGCCAAGCTGCGAATGGCCGCGGAGATGATGGCCCCCCTGTTCCCGGTGATGCAGCAGCAGGGCATCGCCCCCGATGTCGAGGCCTTCATCGAGGAGGTGTTTGGCAAGGCCGGCTTCCGCGACGGCCGCCGCTTCTTCAAGTTCGGCCAGCAGCCGCAAGGCGGTGAGGGCGGGGAGGGCAGCCCAGAGATGGCCAAGCTCATGCAGCAGATGCAGATCGCCCAGGGCGAGATGCAGCTGGAGCGCGAGCGCATCGGCCTGGAGCGCGAGCGCATGGGCCTTGAGGCCCAGGACATGCAGCAGCGCTGGCGTCAGTTCCTGCTTGAGATGCAGGCCGAGGGCAAGGAGCAGGCAGCCGAGCGTGCGCTGAAGCTCCACCTCGACGACCGCAAGGGCCGGCGCGAGATGGCCAAGCAGCTGATTACGGTCGCGTCCAGCCGCCAGCAGCGCGCGGAAGACCGGGTGCACACCGATCACGCCACGCGCGAGGAGCGCATGCACGCGCTGGCCTCGCGCCGTGAGGACCGCGCGTTCGGTGCAGCTTCGCGCCACGGCGAGCGCAAGTACGCCGAGCAGCGCCAGCGCGAGGATTCCGCCGAGCGTCGCCGCGAGGGCGTGCGCGACTACCTGTTCGGCTCCGTGTCCGGCGCAGGTGCGCCGAGCGCGAAAGCCCCATCCAATCCCAAGCGCCGCCGCGGCGGCGCCGAGGTGCGACCCGCTTAGCCGGCCGCGCCGACCCACCGTACCGGGCAAGACAAGAGCATGTCACGACGCATCGCCGGCGTAGTCCGCCGGATCGACGACGCGGAGGTTGTCGCCCGCGCGCTCGGCGAGGAGTTCCTGGAGGACGCCCTCGACGACATGGAGGCCAAGCACGCCCTGGAGGCGGCAGGCCAGGTCGCGGCCGACATCATCATCGCCCTGGAGAGAGCGGGGCCGCTCGCTCTCTACGCGGAGGAGCGGCGCAAGGACGCCGCCTCGGCGTTGCGGCTGCTCCTCGCAGCCGATCCCAACGATCCCGTCGCCGTCGCCCAGGCGCAGGCCGAGGTCAACGAGTACCTGCGGCTTTGCGCATGGATCCGAGGGCGCATGGAAGAGGCCCAGCAGGCCGAGCACATCATCAACGAGCAATACGGAAGACAGGGCAGAGGACAGAATGCCACGCTTTCAGACCAAGACTGACGACGGCAAGGAGCCGCTTGAGCGCGCGCCCGCGCCCATCGACGACACTCCGCCGCGCTCCGCTTCCGCCGCGCCCGCGACGGAGGCCACCGAGCCCACCGGCGAGAAGCCGGCCGAGCCCGAGAAGGCCCCATCCCGCCAGGATGACAAGCGGGCCGACCTCGTGGCGCTCTACCGCCAAAAGGCCGCC